ATTGGAGAGTTCTATGAAGCAGGTCATGTGTCATCTAAACAGGCTGATAACGCACTTCTCCTACTGGAGAAATTTAAGTTAGCAGAAGCAAGCGATAGGCGATTCAAGGAAGGTAAGTGGAATACGAAGTTAGAGGCTATTGCTTTTGACTGGGCTAATACATTCCCTCCAGAGAATCCATCACAACGTATTGGTGAGTATCCTGTAGAGATATGGTGGAAGAAGGGATTGCCTTGTGTAAGGGCAGTCAAAGACCGTAAGGCAGGATGGCGTAGGGTCAAAGAGTGGTTGATTGCAACTAGAGTTGATGGTGACAAAGTAAAGCCTAAGTTGCGTATATTGCGTGATGGTTGCCCTAACCTCATACGTGAACTAAGCAACACGATGGCTGACCCTAGAGACCCTGAAGATATTGATGGTGGAACCAGAAGTGACCACGCTATTGACTCTTTTAGGTATGGATTGATGTGGCGTGAGTATCCGGTGAAATGTCCTGAGACTACAGATATGCAGACGTGGAAGCCTTTATGGGCAGATGATGGTTACGGAAGAAAAGACTACTTGTGAGACCTATGAACATTTACTTTGGTACACTTGCCTTTATAGTAAGTTGTGCGTGTGTGTATACTGCGTATGAATTACACTGTATCCGTAGAAATATTCCCGTAAAAAAAGAGCGGGACGATAAGGATTGGTACATCTAATGAGGCTTCCACTGCAACGCAAAAGGAATAAGAATACCGTTGGAATGGACGTTATGTCCGGGCTTGTCTCTTTTGCAGAGCAGAAGATGCAGGAAGAGTCAGAGCCTAAGGTTATGGCTTTTGAGAAACGTATGGTTCAGGGTATTCCTGGAGCAGCGGAACTCAAGAATGATGAGACTATCAATAATAACAATCTTACACTTGACCACAATTCTAACGAGTGGAAGGTATTACCTGAAGCACCAACAGAAGAGAAGTTAGAGATTGTTAGGTTTGTAAAGGGTCAGTTTGATATAGCTTATCGAGCAAGGCAGGAGATGGAACTTGAGTGGGCTATGGCTATTGCCTTCTTTGAAGGACGGCAGTGGTTCCGTATCTCAAGCCAGACTCGTAACCTGATTCAGTTGCAGAATAAGGATGAACCTAACCGTTACATTACAGTCAACAAAATGCGTCCTTTGATTGATGGTGTTGTAGGTAAGTTGACTCAAGTGTCACCAGACGCACGAGCAGTACCACTATCTCACACTCAAAGAGACTTACTTGCCTCGGATGAGGCAAACCACATTTGTGGTCACTACAACCGTAAGTTTAGTCGTGAGACTCAGCTGAAGGAACGTGTTCGCTGGGCTTGTGTTTGCGGTACTTCCTACCTGAAGATTTACTGGGATGCTAAGGGTGAGCAGGTTATGCCTTACTTCTCTCCTGAGACAGGTGAGATTACAGGGTATGAGAATATCAATATTGGTGATGTCAAGGAAGAGATTCTTCCAGCCTTTGATGTATTCCTAGACCCAACAGCAAAGCGTGATGCTGATGTTCGTTGGTTGATTCACGCATCAGCAAAGCCTCTCTCTTGGTTCGTAGATAACTATGGAGATATGGGTAAGCTCGTAAACCCTGATGCTTTGATGGGTAACAATGCTTCGTATATTGACTCTTACCTTGAGGGTGGTAACGGTTCCGGTAACGGATGGGTTCCGCCTAGTACAGCACGACTTGCACAAAGTGACTCTAAAAAACGTGCAGCAATTGTATATGAGTACTGGGAAAAACCGTCACAGCAGTATCCTTCAGGGCGATACATAGTTAGCACTAACTCTGTACTACTTCATGCTGGTCCTTGGTTGTACAAGAAGAAGGATGAGTTCCCATTCATTCCACTACGCTGGCAACCTCGTTCGGGTACTCCTTATGGACACTCTCTAGGGTTTGACTTGTGTTCACTACAGCAAACGTATAACCGAGTGTACTCACGTATGCTTGAGCAGTTTGAGCAACAGCGTGACTACGTTATGGTTCAGCGTCTATCGAATGTAGGTGCTGATGCCTTCAACCATAAAGGTGATGACTACTACGACGAGAGTAGGACATACAAGAAGATTTACTACAACCCAGGTTCTGCGCCTCCAGTAGTATCTCGTGCGCCTGGTATTGGTGGTGACTTATTCCCTATGCTCCAGTACATCGAGAAGGACATGATGGATATTGCTGGATTGCATGATGTATCTCAAGGTCAAGCACCTGCGGGTACACCTGCTGAAGCTGTCCAACTCCTTCAACGTGCTGATAACACTCAGCATTCATATGTACGTGCAGATATTGAGATATCAGCTGCCAAGATTAAAGAATGGGAGATTGCTCTTGTAGAGCAGTTTGGTGTTGCACCATTCATCGGTAACGTAGACCAAGAATCTAATCCTTACGAGAATATTGAGCAGGGCGTTATTACCTTTGACCATATTCGTAATGGTGGTCAGTATCGTATTGTCTACGTACCGGGGTCCAGTATGGAGGATAGTCCTGACCAGAAACTACAGAAGGTCTTGGCTATGCGTCAGATGGGATTGTTTGGTGACCCTGGTGACCCATCTACTAACAAGCTTGTTATTAGTATGCTCAACATACCTGAGACTTCTAAGATTATTCAGCACTTGAATGAGCAGGAAGAGGGTATGGCTCAACAAGCACTAATGGCACAACAACAGATGATGGAGCAACAACAGATTGCTGCTGAGTCTGTCAAACGGTTTGACCCTGAGGAGGCTCAAATGCTTTCTCAGTTGGATATACAGAAGATTCAGGCACAAGTCGCTGCTAAGACTGAGGCTGACCTTCTTAAGATGCGGGAGCGTTCACGCCTTACTCAGGAGAACGATGCTGCAAAGGGAATAGTTGATATCTCAAAGGAAAAACTTAAGAGTCAAATTATTCCAAGTGCCAACGGATAGTTGGCAAGAACGTAAATAAGGAGTACGATACATTTGTCAGACGAGATGATGATACCTACACCTGAGTCATCAACAGGTGCGTCAGACGGTTACGGCGTTGGTAACGCCATTTTGGACGCAGTTCGAGGAGCCGCCGACCTTGATTCTGTAAGCACAACAGGCGTTAACGATAGTGCTACGGTCCCAGTGGAGCAATCCACAAATGACGATGACTTCGGTTATCTGTCACAGCCAGTCAACGATACTAAGGAACCTGGTCCTATCCCATACGATAGGTTTAGGGAAGTAAACGATAAGGCTAAGTCTTATTCAGAACGCTTGGACAAGTGGGCTGATGTTATTAGTCAGTTTGAACAGCAGGGATTTCAATCAGCTGCTGACTTACAAAGGGCTATACAACAGCAACAGGTTCAGGCTCAAGAAGAGTCTATTAAACAGCGTTATCGTGAACTTGAATCTCAAGACTTAATAGACCCGGCTACTGCTCAACTACAGCTTGATGCTGAACTACAGAAGTTCCGCTACGAACAGGCTATGGCTGAAGTCAGTCAGTTTATGGTTCAGCGAGAACGAGAACAAGCAGTCCAGATGTACCCGTTGGCACAGAAGGCAAACCATATGGTGGACAGTCTAGTGAATGCTGGCATTAAGCCATCAGACGCAGTACGGATGGTTCACGAACAAATTCAGAGTCTTCAACAATCACTAGTGCCAGAACTTACCAAACAGGTTGTTCAGGGTCAACGTACTCCGACTCCGCAATCTCAAGCAGGTTCAGCAGCTCCAGTGGTTGGTGGCACACAACAATCCCCCCGTCGGATGGGTCTATCAGAATTGATGGGCATCAACCGAAACAAAACAATGTAGGAAAGGCTAAGTAAATGGCTATTGACTTTAACGGAGCCTTGACGCTTGCGGACCAAGCAGCTATTAGCAACGACCCTCTCGTCAAGGAAATCACAAAATCCCTCCACCAGACGTGGAATGCCCTTAAGGATATTCCTCTCTATACTTCTCCATCGCTCAAGCAGATTGGTGTTCGTTACCTGAACTCAGGTATCCCTTCGCCAAACTGGACGGGTGTAAACTCTGAACCAGTTGCGGTTAAGGGTAGACCAAAGTCCTACGAAGAGCAGATGTATCTTGTTCGTAACAAGATTCTTGTAGACCACGTTCTGCTTGACCAGCCAACGAACATCTTCCTTGAAGGTTTTGCTTATGACTTCAACGACAAGTTCATCAACAACAATCCGCTTACGGGCAATATTGATTGTTTCCCTGGACTTTCTTACCGTATGGACAACTTCGCTGACTTCGATATTCCATCGGAGATGAATGTTATTGCACCTGACGCAGCACGTATTGATGGAACCACAACTGCCACTACAGCAGGTACGGCAAATGTGTTCTTCAGTTATCTTCAGCAGTTGCTTGACAATATGAATGCTCCAGATGGAGATGGTGTTGTCCTGTATATGTCCGAAAAGATGAAGCGACAGATTGAATTTGCAATTCGTCTTATGGGCATCGGTGCTGGATTTGATGTCACTCGTGACTCGTTTGACCGTCCGGTTGAAAAATACAAGAACGCAACTATTCGTACAGTTGGTCGTAAGGCTGATGGTGTTACTGGAATTATCTCTGATACTCAGAGTGCTTCTGGTATTACTGGTGCTGTTGCATCTACTGTTTATGCGGTCAGATATGGAACGGGTTATGCACAAGGATGGCAGAGTGGACCATTCAAGCCTACTTACCTTGGTCTTTCCAAGGAAAATGGCATTATGCACAACGTAGTATTTGACTGGGGTATTGGTTTGTGGATTCCACATACTCGTGCCGTTGGTCGACTCTACGCTCGTATTTCAGGTTAATAGAAAGGAAGAAAAGAAATGGCACGAGATAAGAAGGCTTCCTTCAAATTTACAGCAGTTACTGGAGCAACACTTCCACAGCTGAATCAAGGTTCAGTAACATCTGATAAGTTGGGTGCAACAATTACGATTACTGCAACTTCGGTAGCTTATCGTGGTGCATCTGATGTATTTTCAACTCCAAATATGGTTCTTGCAGCTGCTGCAGATTTTGCCTCACAGGCAGACACTGCTGCATCTGGAGCATCTGACCTTGTTGGAACCAACGGTCAGAATATGGAGTTGTATGCAAAAGTTGTTTACACTATGGGTGGAACACTTACGAATATTGGTTCTCCAACGTGGAAGGTAGTTGGCTCTGCTGCATCAACAGTATCTGCTGGCGCACTTTCCTCGTCTCCGGCTGATATCTCAGCAGCAGTTCCACTTCAGACCTCAGCAGGAACATATGTTGCATATCTTCCTGTGCTGTCATCAAAACCATATTGGCAATTGCAACTTAATGGTACTGCTTCTGGTGCTGCATCTGGAGCAACAGTTCAGGTACTTATGGCTGCACTCGTCAATGGACGTGACGGTTCGGTCAGCCTCTAATTAGACTAGGGTAACGAAATGACATTAGGTGAAATCAAACAAAAGGTCAGGATGATAGGTTTGCACCACTTTGGTAGCAAGCAAGACCTTGACCCATTTGGCTTGGAATACCTAGTGTTGGAATCTGCCAATCAGATAGCCCGTAAAACAGACTGTTTGTTTGGCAGACGTTACCTAGACTTAGAAGAGAATGTAGACGAATACTGCTCCCCTGATATGTATCGTATTAGGGGAGTATTCAAGTTGGAAGACAACGAGTACCGACGGTTACGACTGTTAGACTTTGCTGATAGGCAAGTAGACCGCTATAGGACTCAAGGTGACGCTGTTATTGACGCTTGCATACTTTATGCAACGAATAGACTTAGGTTCCTTCCTACGCCAATTTCTAGTGTTACAAATGGCGTGATGATTGAAGGTTACTGTCAGCCTGGAATGATATGGCAGTACGATACAAACGGTAATGCAGTTGCTTTGGCAGATGACCAAGAGTGTCCATTACCAGAATCAGCACATGACTGTCTTGTTTATGGTGTCCTTTATGCTCGTGCTATGCAGATGAAGGATAATCAAGTACTTGCTATATACAAGGCAGAATACTTAGATAGACTAGGTATGGTTGAATCTAACTCTGCTATCTATGGTCGAAGGACAGTTTAATGGCAACCCTGACTACACTTACATCAGAGGTTATTCGCCTCTTGAACGAAGCAACAGACTCCTCTGTAGGTGAAGTTGGCAACGGTTCAGGCACTGTCTCTACAACGACCAGTCAAACGATTGAGGCTTATCTAAACGAAGCCATTAAAGAAACGTGTAGGACTTGTATATACGTTCCTGCAAAAGGAACTGTTACTCAGTCCAATCCTATTATCAACCTGTCCAGCTTAAGTCTGGATTCAACATACGTACCTACTGACGCTTCAACGGTGAATGACGCTAGTAGTATGTGGTTTCCTCTTACTGTCCAATCTGGGCTTACAAACCTAGTCCACTGTAGTGAACCTACCCTAAGGGCATATGACCCCACGTTCGAGACTACAGCAGCTGGTACGCCTAAGTATTGGTATCGCTCTGGTGATTACCAGATAAGGATTTATCCTGCTCCATCAGCATCTACTACGTTTACTGTTTATGGTTGTGGCACGTTAGGTGATATTGGTGCTACGTCTGTTACGGTTATTCCTGATGACTTGCAGTTAAAGATGTGGGCTAGTTACGCTGCCTACAAGTTGGCATTGAAGAATACGGATGACCCATCTGTTGCTCAACGTGCCTTCTGGGGAAATTGGTACAACGAGACTCGTATGAGGTTGTGGTCTCAACTTGATACATTCTTGCGTATGCCGGGTTCTCCATTTGCAATCCCTCCCGTAACAGGTGGTTCTGATGGAAATTAAGGATATCGTTCCAGTCATATTGACTGTACTGCTCACTGGCGTTTCATCCTTCTTAGGTGCGTCGTTTACGTTTGTACGTAAGGTAGACAAGCTTGAGATTATGCTCGCTAACCTTACTGCTCAGAGTGAGACGCAGTATAAAGACCTTAAGGGAAGTATTCAGGATATGCGGGTAGAGATTGTACGATTGGATAAAGAACTCCAGAGCGTCAAGGAACGACTGAGAGTCCTAGAAGAGAAGACTAAAACTACGAGATGAACATAGCGTGGGGTCGTTTGGTATGGATTGCACTTGGTGCTTTTATGGCTAGTGCTGGTCCCGCTTTCAATATGGAGTGGGAAGCAAGGCACATACCAGACACCGCCACATTTGGTTATGTTATGAAGGTACTTACGCTTTGTGGAGTTGAAGGTATACGTGCGGGGATACCCGCACTGATTACAGCGGTAATAGCCTTCTTTGTGCGTCAGGACTCTGATGCTAAAGCGTTTCAGTTAGTCTCTCAAAGAGATGTTGT